GGGGGTAAGTTCTTTACCTATGACCATTTTGGCTCCATTGAGTCTTCTAATCTCCTTAACCGCATTAGGTATATGGTTCATGGGTGTGAGTGTGGTTGGATTATTCTCGATCATTTGTCTATTGTAGTTAGTGCGTTTGGAGAGGGAGACGAAAGACGGCTCATTGATTCAGTTATGACCAAGCTCCGTTCTTTGGTCGAGGAACTCAAGATTGGAGTTATCCTCGTGTCTCACCTTAAAAGACCTGATGGTAGGGGGCACGAGGAAGGAGCGTCAACCTCATTATCTCAACTCCGTGGCTCTGCTGGTATTGCCCAACTGAGTGACATGGTTTTGGGATTGGAAAGAAACCAACAAGACGAGCAGAACAAGCACATTACTCGTGTCCGTGTCTTAAAGAACCGTTTTAGCGGTGAAACCGGACTAGCTTGTAACCTACTTTACATCCCTGATGAGGGACGCTTGCGTGAAACCCACATTGAAGCGGAAGTTCCTGAAGAACTGAATAAAAAAGGAGACAGTGATTTTTAATCCCATGAAAACCAACAAACGATACGAACAAATGGAGTTTGAGTTCTCTAAAAAGCTGAAACGCAAACCCAAGTCCATCAACCAAAAGAAAAAGCTGATTAAGCAGATCAGAGAAGAAGAAACCGAAACTCAACTTGAATTACCTTATGAACTCTAATCCTAAAGTTCCTGTAGTGCCTACAGTTTGGTGGTGTGTTTTCAATCCGTATCCAACCGGAAAAAAACCACTTGTTCGTCACGAAACCAAAGAAGCTGCTGTTTCCGAAGCTCAAAGATTAGCTCACAAAGAGGGACGTAAAATGCACGTTCTACGTTGTGAGGGAACAGCTTATCCTGCTGTGTATTTTGATCGTGAAGTTGCTCAAGAAGAAGCCCTGAGTTCTTGGTAAACAAATGACCTTACTTTTCGACACAGAGACAGATCACTTGCTTGAGAAAGCTACCAAGGTTCACTGCCTTGTTACTTACAATGTCGAGACAGGTGAAATCAGTCGGTTCAATTCGGTATTCAAGAATATCGAACAGGGGTTGAAACTCTTGGAATCAGCTACGCAAATCGTTGGGCATAATTCCCTTGGGTTTGACGTTCCGGTTTTGCAAAAGCTCTACCCATCATTTCAGCCAAAGCGGGTATTGGATACCCTTGTATTCACCCGCTACATTTGGGCTGACCTCAAAGATCGGGATTTCCAACGTCTTTCAAAGGACGCTGAGTTTCCACGTAAACTGATCGGTTCCCACAGCCTAAAGGCTTGGGGCTACCGTCTCAAAGTCTTCAAAGGAGACTTCAAGGAAAACAACACCTTTGAGAACTGGTCACAGGAAATGGAAGATTACTGCGTTCAGGACGTTATGGTTACAAAACGTCTTTGGGAGCTTATCCAAGGCAAGACTCCTGACCCTCGTTCCGTTGACTTGGAACACCAGTTTGCCGAACTCATTTACAAGCAGGAAAAGAACGGCTTTAGGTTCGATGTCCGAAAGGCTCAAGAACTTTACGCCGAACTAGCCATGAAGCGTGTGGAGATTGAGCAAGAGCTTCAACGAGTCTTTGAGCCAAAGATCGAAGTGATGAAGAAACGTCACTACCTTTTCTTTGATAAGGTGTTTGCTACCAAAGGTGAAGCCTCCGCTTTTGCTAAAACATGGGCCAAAGAACAGACCATGACCCAAAAGGATGCGCTGGCTCTTATCAAGGAGGGTGAGCCGTTCAAGAAGGAGATTCCATTCAACTGCGGAAGCCGTGAGGAAATTGCTCGTAGGTTCAAGGAGAAGTATGGCTGGGAAGCCAAGGAGTTTACCCCTGACGGTAAGCCGAAGATGGATGAATCCATTCTTTCCAATCTTGATTTCCCAGAAGCCAAACCCCTATTGGAATACCTTACCATCCAAAAGCGGATTGGTCAGCTTGCCGAGGGCAAAGAAGCGTGGATTAAGTTGGAACGAAACGGACGTATTCACGGACGAGTCAACACCAATGGAGCCGTTACCGGACGTTGCACACACAGTAACCCCAATATCGCTCAAGTCCCTGCTGTGAGGGCTGCTTATGGTAAAGAGTGTCGTTCACTTTTCACCGTGGACAGTGGAAACAAGCTGGTGGGCTGTGACGCTTCCGGTTTGGAACTCCGTTGCCTAGCTCACTACATGGCTAAATGGGATGATGGAGCGTATGCTAAGGAGCTTTTGGAGGGTGACATTCATACAGCCAACCAAACGGCTGCTGGACTCCCTACACGAGACGATGCCAAGACCTTCATCTACGCTTTCTTGTATGGTGCTGGGGATGTAAAAATAGGCTCTATCATCGGTAAGGGACAAAACGAGGGTAAAGTTCTGCGGGAAAACTTCTTACGTAAAACTCCTGCTTTGCGTTATCTTAAAGAAGCTGTCGAGAAGGCTTCTAGTCGTGGATACCTTGTAGGTTTGGACGGAAGACATCTTGTAGTCCGTTCTCAACACGCAGCATTAAACACCCTGCTTCAGTCTGCTGGGGCTTTAGTTATGAAGAAAGCCGCTTGTTTTCTTTGGGAAGCCTATCGTGGAGTTTTTCCTTGGAAGTTTGTAGCTAACATCCATGACGAATGGCAGATCGAAGTAGAAGAAGCCTCTGCTGAAACCATTGGAAAAGCATCGGTTCAGGCTATTAGAGATTCAGGCGACTATTTTAATTTCCGTTGCCCCTTGGACGGAGAGTTCCGTATCGGAAATAATTGGGCAGAAACACATTAACATGAAAAAACCTAAAGAAACTGAATTAGCTTACATTGGGGGATATATAGACGGTGAAGGATGTATCAGATACGAACAATACAGTCCTAAAATAAGTTTAGAAAGTTGTAACCCTTATCCTTTAAACTTTTTGGCTACTGTTTTTCCTCAATCCGTTGTTAAAAAACAAAGCCGATTAACAAAAAGAGGTAAACCTGTTTATAGGCTGTGCTACAACGGAGTTAATGCCCTTAATATTTTATCCTTAGTTATGCCTTATCTTATCGAAAAGAAAGACCAAGCTGAAAAAGTAATACAAATTGACCAACTTAAAAAAGAACTCAAAGAAGCTAAATACCGTAAACATAAATGAAAAGAACACTACTAATAGATGGCGATACAATCGCATACCAACAATCAATTATATCAGAAGTTCCGGTAGATTGGGGTGATGGGTTTTGGACTCTCCATAGCTACGCAAAAGAAACTATTGCGGCTGTGGAAGACCGTATCTTTAACTATCAAAAAGACTTGGAAGCTGATGAAGTAGTTATTGCCCTTTCAGATTCCAAGAACTTTCGGATGGGGATTCTCCCGACCTACAAAGAAAACCGTAAAAAGAGCCGTAAACCCCTCTGTCTTGGGGATGTCCGTGAACACCTTATCTACAACCACAAAGCCGTGATTATTCCTACCCTTGAGGCTGATGACGTTATTGGCATCATGGCTACCGAAAACACCCACAGGAACACGGAGTTCATCATTGTGGGTATTGATAAAGACTACAAAACAATCCCAGCTAAAAGCTACAATCCAAACAAACCGGATTTGGGTATTTATGAACAAAGTCCTTTGGAAGCTGACCGCTTCTGGATGATGCAAGCTCTTATGGGTGATGCTGTGGATGGTTACAAAGGGTGTCCGACAGTTGGGCCGAAGAAAGCGGAAACCATCCTTGGGGAACTCCAAGACTTTGACTCCATGTGGCTTAAAGTTGTGGAAACTTATGAAAAACAAGGACTTACACGACTTGATGCTTTGGTCAATGCGCGGGTAGCCCGAATCCTCCGGTTTGGAGATTACAACAAGAAAACAAAACACATAAATATATGGACACCAAACATTTAACTCCAACTCGTGAAGACCTGAAATCAATGGTCTGTGGTATGATTGAAAAAGTCATGGAAGGAGGACAAGCCAAGCATGGGGAACATATCTGGTTCCTCAAGGAAACGGTTCGTCACCACGCAGATAGGGCTTCCCGACACGCTTTAACAGCCGCTATGCGCTGGGAAGGGGATGAGTCTTGTGTAAGTGATGGGGAAACAGCCATAGACCACATGGAACGGAGTATCGTTAGGGGGCTGTTTGCTCTTGCCAAAATGAAAAGCATACCTTATGGTCACTAATTAAATGGACGAAACCCCTCCAATTCCTAAACAACTTATTGATTGGTTATCGGAACGTATTCCAGACCGTTGCGCTTCTCTTGACCAATCCGATAGGGAAGTCTGGTTTAACGCTGGGAAAAGAAGTGTTGTCAATTTCCTTGTTGACAAATACAACGAACAAAACCAAAACATTCTTCAAAAACTTTAACCAATAACTATTTATTATGTGTATGTCACGAGGCCCATCAGGGCCAAACCAATCTTTAATGCGGCAACAGCAAGAATCTATGCGTAAGCAAGAGCAGCTTTTGGAGCAACAGCTTAATGAGGCAAGAGTTTCTACGGCAGCTATGAAAGAGCAAAATCGGGTAGCAAGAGAACGATCTGAAAAAGCTATGTCTGAAGCTGAAGAAAGACGTAAAGTGTCTGAAGAAAACCTTCAGATTAAACAAGCTAAAACAGAAGCTATTCAAACTAAAGTAGCTTCTAAGATTTCAGATAAAACACGAGGAAGGGCGGGATTAAAAATTGAAAAATCGTCTCCTGTGTCTTCTTTTTCAAACCCTATTGAATCTCTTGTAAATTTACCTGTTTAATATGGATTTTGGAGGGGCTAGTCATTATTTCGGAGAACGAGCTAAACTAGCTCCTCAAACTTTTTTTACAAAAAGAGGGAATCAAACTTGGGGATATGAAAGAACCGAATTTGGTGGCCCTTGGCGTGGTTTTAACCCAGAACAAAGAGCTAAAGATGAAAGAGAAGCCAAAGAAGCGCACGAGAAACGAATGTTTGAGTTAAACACGGCAAAAGAATGGTATTCAATGTCCGAAGAAGGGAGAAAAGAAATTGGTTCAAAGTTATTCCCATCTTTAGTTACTCCAGAGGGAGGTTGGACAATGGAAAAACTTGTTGAATCTGGGGTTTTTTCTAAATCAGCATTATCTCAGCCAGTATCTTCTTTTTTCAGGACTAATGATACAACTAACCGCATGGGTGTTATTCGTAGGACAGATACGGATTTTGAGAATAACCCTATTTTTTCTTTTATTGGTAAAGAAGCTGCGCTTCCTTCTACTGGTGTTGATTCTCTTTCCGAAATAAGAAAATTTTCTCGTTTAGCCAGCGAAGAAGGTTACTTCCAAGAAAACAAAGAATTGACAGAATTTATCACTGGAATTGGGAGAGAAAGTCAAACTCAGCTAAGTAAGATGACTTCCAAAGCTATTGAAACGGCTAAATCTAAAGCTGTTCAACAAAAAGTCGAATCAGCACAGACTATGCCAACTTCCAGCCGAAGTTCACTTAAACGTGGTCTTTCCTCATCTGAAAAAAATAACTTGCGTGTCGGAGGAATCGAAGATACACAAGAAGAAATCGTAAACATACCTACTTAATATGCCTATCCAAACTACCCCTAATCCTTATGGTCTTAATGGAGCCGTTGTCGAAACCGGAACGACTGCTGTTGCTGGCCCTTTTTACGCTATTCAATGTCTTGACGATACTGTGTTCGCTTCCGTAACCGTTAATTACGAAGGAGATGCAATTACTGGTGTCACCATCCCCAAAGGAACCGTTCTTTACGGTGATTGGGATGGGTTTACTCTTACCAGTGGTAAAGTTATCGCTTACAAGATGAGCTTCTAATTATGCCTAATCTTGGGTTACAGCTAACCAGAACTGCGAATATCTTTTCGGGAGCTAGTTTCCTCCCAACCGACCTACCAGAGCTTGAGCTTTGGTTGGATGCTAACGAGGGTGTGCTAAATTTTGTTGGTAACAATTTCACTGATGCAACTGCTAGTATTGAAGTTGTTTGGTCGGGAGTTACTTCCGGTCAAACCGCTTTTGTATTAAACCAGATAAACGGAAAAAATAGCTATGGTTCTACAGCTGGGGGGATAGGTTTATATATTCAATTTANTGGAACTCGCTGGTTTGTAGAAGGGTATGACGTTAGTGGTGAGGATGTTCAATATTTAGGG